GTATTGTTTATAATGGATGGTATTAGCGCAGGGCCACAGCGACATTCCCACAGATAGGGGGGGGCCTTCTTTTTTTAGGGATCCTAGGTTCCTAGGTATTAATTTAATACTAAATTTAGTACTAGAGATCTACCACTTAACTTTGTTAGCCCAGTATGCGGCAGACATTGGACCTTTGGCAATGTTGCTGGCATGACGAGATTGGAATGCTTCACGTCGTGCGGCATACTGCTTTGATTCACCCTGTTTTTTGGGCGATCCTGAAACTCCTTGTTGACCGAATCGAATGGTTTTGACTTGGTCGCCAGACTTGGCTACCACAACATGGGATTTGGTTGGGTGGTTTGGGGTTGCTTTTGGTTTGTTGAAACCACTGACCCCGGCTCGTGTTAGCCGTGGGTCTTTCTTACTGGTAGCCATTATTTGGCTGAGCGGGACTTAGCTGTTGTGACGATGCACGAGCCTGAGGTGTAGGCGGTCATGATTAAACGAACGTAAGCTGCACCCATTGTTTCATGGAACCAGCATGCGTTGCTGGTCACTGTAGCTACGTTGGTGGTTTCGGTTGTTCCTGATGCTGGTTTTACAGCAAAGGTGTCCCAGTTTGAACCATCCAAAGAGATCTGTGGAGTGATTGTGCCGGCCCAAGTGCCGGACGTTTGAAAGATGAAAAACTCTGCATCTTCTACTGGGATAATTGTGGAAGCATTTAAGCTTCCCAATGTTGCTACTAAGTTTGCACCGATAATCATTTTGTCTCCGTTTGTCTAGTTGTGTTTTGATCTTATCATTTCGTTCTGCTTTGCGCAGACCTCAATGTTGTTCTTTGCTTGGAACTGTGGAAGTAAACCCCGTCGCTTCAGCGAGCGGGGTCTCAGGTTTTCCCCCCTCTCCCTACCCTCTCCCCCCATCGTTACATTGCGACCACAAGTAACAAAGTTACCTTATGAGTGATGAAGCAAAACGATGAACTCACTCTCAACACACAGCAACAGCGGTATGTCGAGTGGCTGTGCACCGCTCCGGGGGAGCGTGTGCCGGCTACTAAGAAAGCCTGTGCAGTAGAACTTGGTGTTGATATCACCACTTTGCGTCGTTGGGAAAAGAAAGATGTTTTTCGTCAGGCTTGGAAAGATTCGGTGGACGAAGTCCAGGGATCTCCTGAACGAACTCAGAGACTGCTTGACACGTTGTATGCCAAAGGTTTGGATGGCGACGTGAAATCAGCTCAACTGTATTTGCAGGCAACTAACCGTATGGCTCCGCCTACTTTGCAGGTTCAGACTGGCAAGAAGTCTGCTGAACTTTCTGATGCCGAGTTGGATCAGTTGATTGCCGCTGTTGCTGAACGTGAAAAGGCTCAGCGCACTCAGTTGAGGGTTGTATGAACATGGTGGAATGCGGTGAATGTGGTGAGGAATATCCCCCTGTTGCCACTCATTGGATCTGCCCTGCTTGTGGTATCGATGATAACACTCAGCCTAAGATGGCTGTTTTCGAATTGAAAGAGGACTAATGGCTGTACCTGCTAAACAAAATTTGTCAATCACTCGTGGTGATACCGAAACAGTTGTTATCACTATGACCTCTGATGGCACCACTCCAGTTAATATTACTGGTCGTACGTACCGTGCACAGATCCGCACCCTAAAGGATGCTGGAACGATTGACGCAAGTTTTACTTGCACGGTTACTGCTGGTACTTCTGGAGAAGTTACTTTGACTATGGCCCCTGCCTCCACATCTGCTTTGGCAGCTGGAACTCATTATTGGGATCTTGAGGAAACTGCAAGTGGCGTTGTTTCGACTATTCTTGCCGGCACTGTAACTGTTCTAGCGGACGTTACTAGGTAATATGGGCATCCTAAAGGTTGCTCTTACTAGAGCTGACACGACTAATGGTATTGTTCGTACAGCCGCTGTTACTCTGACTAGTACTGGTTCTTATGGTCCTCAGGGACCACAAGGTTTTACTGGACCTCAAGGTGTCCAGGGATCTCAGGGACCACAGGGTCCACAGGGAAACTTTGGTTCTACTGGAGCAACTGGCGCTCAGGGAACTCAAGGCCCTCAAGGTTCTCAGGGTCCGCAAGGAACCCAGGGCGTTACAGGTGCTGGTTGGACCAACGTAACCAGTTCTACATCCAGAACTTTGGCAGTTGCTTCTTTGACGTTTACAGTTGCAAGTACCGGTGCGTATGCAATTGGTACTCGTGTTCGAGTAATCAACACTGGTTCTTCCACAAACTATGCAGAAGGTGTCATTACTGCACTAACAACCAACTCAAGCATCACGGTAAACGCTGATGTGATTGGCGGTTCTGGAACATTTACTGCATGGACATTTGTTCCTGCAGGAAACGTTGGCTCACAAGGAGCACAAGGAGCACAGGGTGCGACTGGTGTTGGCGTTCAAGGTGCTACTGGCGCACAAGGTGCTACTGGACCTCAAGGCACACAGGGTCCTCAGGGATCGGTTGGTGCAGCATCAACGGTAGCTGGACCACAAGGCACACAAGGTGCAACAGGACCACAGGGCACCCAGGGCCCACAAGGTTCAACCGGTGCGGCCAGCACTGTTGCTGGTCCGCAAGGAACGCAAGGTCCACAAGGTGCACAAGGTGCTGTAGGCGCAGCAAGTACTGTGGCTGGACCCCAGGGATCAACTGGTCCACAAGGATCAACTGGTCCGCAAGGCGCAACTGGTGCCAATAGCACAGTTGCTGGACCCCAAGGTACACAAGGACCTCAAGGTGCTACGGGTGCTGGAACTCAAGGAGCTCAAGGTCCCCAGGGGACTCAAGGTCCAACAGGACCGCAAGGTTCTACTGGACCACAAGGGGCCAACGGTGCAGACTCAACTGTGGCAGGACCACAAGGTAGTCAGGGCAGTGTTGGACCACAAGGAGCCCCAGGAGCGCAAGGATTACAGGGATCACAGGGTGCGCAAGGCGCAACTGGTTCAGTTGCTTACACAGCAAAAGGTGATCTTGCTGTTGGCACTGGTGCTGGAACCAGTGCATTACTAACTGTTGGCGCAAACAACACAGTTGCTGTAGCAGATAGTACTCAAACAACTGGTTTGATTTATAAAGCTTTGACCAACAGTGAAGTATCTGCATCAGCTGCTATTGCTTTAACCAAACTTGCTTCTGGTACTAGTGGACAAATAATTGTTGCTAACGGCACTGGTGTGCCAACTTATGTTGCAATGTCTGGAGACATTACAATTGACAACGCTGGTGCAACGACTATTGGTACTGGTGTTGTAACCAACGCTGATATCAACACGGCTGCAGCTATTGCCGTATCCAAATTGGCTGCTGGAACATCAGCACAGTTTCTAGTTAACAACGCTACTCCTGCACCAGCATGGGTGTCAATGTCTGGTGATGCAACAATCACTAACGCTGGTGCGTTAACAATTGCCAACAACGCAGTAACAAACGCCAAGGTTTCTACATCTGCTGCTATTGCTGTGTCCAAACTTGCGGCTGGCACCACTGGTCAAGTGTTAATGAACAACAACACACCTACGCCAACTTGGACAACATTCTCTGGTGACGTAACTGTTGGTACAACTGGTACAACTGCTATTGCTACTGGCGTTATTGTTAACGCAGACTTAAGTGCTTCTGCAGCTGTTGCAGTAACAAAACTTGCTTCAGGTTCAGCAGGACAAGTACTGTTAAATAACTCTACACCAACACCAACCTGGACGTCACTGACAGGTGACGTAACAATTGATAACACTGGTGTTACAACAATTGCAACAGGAATTATTGTTGATGCAGACATAAGTGCTTCTGCCGCTATTAGCTCAACAAAAATGACAACCTGGGAAAACGATCAGGTTGTTCTTTCTGGTCAAGTATTTGGATGATAACATTCAAAACCTTATGATTTCAATAATCACTGCAACCTACAACACTCCACCAGAAGTTCTTGAAAGAACATGGTCTTCAATAAAAGCACAAACATATACAAATTGGGAGTGGATCATCTGGGATGACTCCACGACTGATGATGTATGGAATCAAGTAATTGGATTCATGTCAGATGACAGATATAAAATTAGATTACATAAATCATCTAAGCATTCTGGAATAATTGGTGAAGTAAAAAGAAACGCTTTTATGGTTGCCTGTGGGCATGTGGGCGTAGAACTTGATCATGATGATGAGTTGACACCCAATGCTCTAGACAGGGTTCAACATGAATTCATGATGAACCCAACAGTTGGATTTATTTATTCAGACTGGTGCGAGATTCTCCCCAACGGAGAATCCGGGAGATACCCAGAGGGTTGGGCGTTTGGATATGGAAGTGAATACTGGAATGGTGACGTCTGGGTAATGTCAGCTCCAGAAACCAATGCGACCACAATGTCGCACATAGTTAGTGCTCCAAACCATCTTCGAGCTTGGAGGATGGATGTGTACCGCATTATTGGTGGACACAATCCAACACTTCAAATAGCTGACGACTACGAACTAGTGGTCAGAAGTTGGTTGGTTACGGAATTTCTGCATATTCC